CAACAGGCAAGAGTCACGTTTCGTATTCTGAGGTTAAGTGCTGGTCAGAATGCTCCTATAGACATAAATTAACACATATTGATAAGATTGATTTGGGAGAAACTTCTCCATATCTTTTTTTCGGGACAGCAGTTCACTCTGGTTGCGAAAGTATCGTTAAGGGCCAGGAGATAGACCGAGAAGGGCTTCTAGAAGGATTAAGGAATGCATGGTTGGAGAATGGTTTTGATGATCCAGAGTGGCTTAAGAGACAACCCAGCTGGTTTAAGCATAAGCCTCTTGAAGAATGGTGTTCCTGGGCAACAAATATGTGGGATGATGTACCTTCTTTTCTAGATGAAACATTTCCGGGATGGGAACCGTTTGAAGCAGAAGAGCAACTCTATGAGTCTATTGAAAATAGAGATCTTAGTTTTAAAGGATTTATAGATGCTGTTATTAAAGTTAAGAATAAAAAGGGTGAAGATATTTACTGGATCTTAGACTGGAAGACAGCACCCAAGTATGGATGGAGAAGGCAGAAGAAGCAAGATATCTTAGTAACTGCACAAATTGTGCTATACAAATACTACTGGTCTATTAAGCATAAAATACCATTAGAAAATATAAGATGCGGATTCATTTTGCTCAAGCGAGAGGCAGTTCCTGGAAAAATTTGTGATCTAGTTACGGTTTCAGCTGGCCCAAAAACTCTTCAAAAAGCACATAAGATGGTTGGTAATATGATATCATCTGTGAAGAGAAAGTTATTTTTAAAAAATAGAGATTCTTGTAGATTTTGCCAGTATAAAGACACAGAATTTTGCACTTAATTTACTCCTTGACGCCGTAGTTGTACGATGCCTTAGGTTGCTTTATGGATTCTGATAATGGCTAAGAAAAAAATACTTGTTCTATCTGATCACGCTCTATCAACTTCGGGAGTAGGGACTCAGACTAGACACCTAATAACTGGCTTAATTGAAAAGGGAGAATGGTCCTTTAGACAATTTGGCGCAGCATTAAAACATGTAGACTATAATACAGTAGTTGTGAATGAAGACTTTATTATAAAGCCCATAGATGGCTTTGGAGATAGAGATCTTATTAGATCTACAATTGCAACTGAAAAACCAGATATATTATTTATATTTACTGATCCGAGATTTTTTATATGGCTATTTGAAATGGAAGATGAAATTCATCAAGTATGCCCAATTGTATGGTGGCATGTTTGGGATAATCTTCCTTATCCAAAGTTCAATGAATCTCTTTATGCATCAACAGATGTAATAAATTGCCACTCTTATTTGACATATGAAATGATTAAGGAGAGGTTTCCAGAAAAAACAAACTTTATTCCACATGCCCTCCCACCCGGCCTATTTTTCCCGCTCCCCGATAGCGATATCAAGAATTTTAAATCTAGCATACTTGGGTACGACAGGCGTGATCATTTTGTTGGAATATGGGTCAATAGAAATGCTAAGAGAAAGAGACCAAATGATGTACTTCTATCATGGAAGATGTTTCTAGATAATTTAGAAAAAGTTCATGGTCATAGAAATGCAACACTTATAATGCACACAGATCCAGTTGATAATGAGGGGCCAAATTTAATAGTAACATCAGAACATTTAGAAATAGTTGATAATATATTTTTCTCACGTGACAGGCTTGAGTTTGAGAAAATGAATATTCTATATAATATTTCTGATTTTTGTCTGAATATTAGCTACGCTGAGGGATTTGGCCTTTCTACTTTAGAGTCCATGCAGGCGGGTACTCCAATCATTGCAGTCAAGACGGGCGGCCTAACACGTCAAGTTGTTGATCACAGGGACGAAACAGAAAATGGTATAGCACTTGATGTAGAGTGCAAGTCGCTAGTTGGCTCACAGCAAGTTCCCTATATTATGGAGGACTATGTGAGTGTAGAATCCATCTCAGATTCTTTTATGAAGCTATATGAGATGCCTGCTGATGAAAAGAGAAAGCTTGTCAAAAAGGTTATAGATTACGCTGAATCTGAATTTTCTTTTCAAGATACAGTTGATATGTGGCATGAAAGCCTAAATGATATTCATAAAACATGGAAAGAGAAATATGATCGCTGGGAATGCAAGACATATTAAGGAGTCTGTAAGTTGTTAAATGTTGTAATTAGAGCGCCCCTGCTTTCAATTAGTGGATATGGTGTGCACTGTAGGCAAATCTTTAAGTGGATTGAGCTAAGAAAGGATATGAATGTTTTCTCACAGGTGGTGCAGTGGGGGAATACATCATGGATGATAAATCCAGATGCAAAAGGCGGATTTGTCAAAAGAGTTATATCTTCTTCTAATGGGTATCCTGGCGAGTTTGATATATCTTTTCAAGTCCAGCTACCTGATGAATGGGATCCAAACCTAGCAAAGACAAACATTGGAATATCAGCATTTGTAGAGGCTACGGCTTGTAACCCATCATGGATAGAGTCTATGAATAAAATGGATGCAGTTATTGTTCCATCAAATCATATCAGAGATATGATCTTAAAGACAGAAAGTGTCAAAACAAAATTATTCGTTATTCCAGAGTGGTATCACGAGGAAATTGATAGTGAAGAAATAACGAAGCTAGATGTAGATTTTGAAACAGATTTTAACTTTCTTTCTGTCGCTCAGTTCACGGGCCACGATCCTGAAACAGATAGAAAGAATCTATTCTATACAGTTAAGTGGTTTTGTGAAGCTTTTCATGAAGATAAGAATGTCGGATTAATCATTAAGACAAATCATGGAAGGGGAACCAGAATAGATAGACAAATAACTAAAAATAAGCTCAGGGCCTTAATAGGAGAGGTTAGAAAAGGACAGTATCCCAAAATTCATCTAATTCATGGAAATCTAACATCAGAAGAAGTAGTCAGCCTGTATAGACACCCAAAGGTTAAGTGCCTGCTTAGTCTAACTAGAGGAGAGGGATTTGGGCTTCCGCTACTTGAAGCAGCTGCAAGCTCCTTGCCGGTAATGGCAACCAATTGGTCTGCACACTTAGATTTTTTAAATCTTGGTCGATTTATTCCGATAGATTATTCGCTTGTACCTATACCAAATAACAAGATTGATAATAGAATTTTTTTGCCCGGTATGAAATGGGCCGAGCCTATCGAGAAAGACTTTAAAAAGAAGGTATTAAGGCTGCGAAATAAATACTCTATGCCTAAACAGTGGGCTTCTGACCTGTCTCATATCGTGAAATCAAAATTTAATGCTAATAGTATAATGCTTATGTATGATGAAATGCTGAAGCAAGTATCCGGGGTGTAAATGAGCTTCGCAGCAGTATTCTTTATACTACTATCACTCTTCCTAGCAGTATTATTAGGTGTATCTGTATACTTTAACATTAAGCATGGAATATTACTTCTCTCTATACAAGATGCAGTGGAAAAATCTCTAGATATACTTGATAAAAAGTACGAGAGAATATCTGATATTCTTGAAATTCCAATTTTTTTTGATTCCGTTGAAGTGAGACAGGTTATCGCAGAAATTCAAAATGCTAGAGACGCCATACTCTATATTGCAAATGAAATTTCTGGTATCGATCAATCACAAGAGCATGGAGAATCAGAAAATGATAAAACCTAAGAAGAAAATAGTAAGACGTAGAAGAAGAAAGAGAGGAAAACCATATTTTGATAAAAATACACATGATGCTATCGTGCGCTATCAGATTTCTGAGGATATAGCAGAAAGACACGCAATCTACATCAAGGAAATTTTACCAGCTTTTGATAAGCTAGCAGAAAATTTAATCTTTATTCATGGTTTTGCATCTAGTGGAATAGACTCATATGAAAATTTAAAAAGTGACTGTGTAGCTTTCTTGTATGAAACACTTGGAAAGTTTGATCCAAGCAGGGGAAGCAAGGCATTCTCTTACTTTAATGTTGTCGCCAAGAACTGGCTAATTATACAGAGCAAGAAGTTTACAAAGAGGAGAAATAGAACAGTTAGTCTAGACGACATGGCAGAAAATCACTCCACCTCAATGGATTTCTTTACTTATTTTAGCGTGGATGCTACACAAGATATGAGAATTCTAAGAAAGGAGTCAGAAGAAAGTCTCTTTGAATTAATGAAGACGATAAGAAAACGATTAAAAAGTGAAAATGAAATTGCATGCATGGATGCTATTGTTACACTTTTTACAAAAATAGATGAACTAGATCTTCTTAACAAGAGAGCAGTATTTATCTATATGAGAGAGCTTTCTAGTTTAAATCCAAAGCAGCTGTCTGTTGCAATGTCTTCTATAAGAAAACATTATAGAGACCTAATTAAAGATGATGACTTTGATATCTTTCATTGGGGACGTGCATAATGGCTAAGGCAGTTGAGAATTTATTGGACAAGGTCAGTGATAAAGAGACTAAAATAGAAAAATTTTCTGATCTTTTAGACTCTCTTGAGAGCACAGAAGATAAAAAAAAGATGCTATGGAAAGAGGTTTATGAAAATGCTCTAAATGATAGGGAGAGTGCTGGATTATTATTTACTGATTTATTGACACAATCACGAGGAAACTCGGCAAATCATGCTATGTTTGGACAGATTATGTCAAAATATCTTGAAAGAATGTGCAAATCAAATGATCAAATATTAAAGCTGGCAGAACTAATATCAAAAGTAGATGAATCAGATATAATTGATGCTGATGATATTTTCAAAAAAATTGGTGAAAAATAAAAATGGCAAACGGTACATCTGGAGGCAGAACACTTAATTCATTCGAGAGCCCTAGTGCCGGCGCAAACTCAGATGCTGAGCTAAATCCAGGCAAGTCTTCATCTAGAGTATTTCACACAGCAGTCGTTGTTGACTTTATATCTAACCCTCTTGAAGATCTTGAAAAAATTCCCTCAAATGAAGATGATAAGACAATGAGGGATTCACTGCTCAAGGGTAAGGCATCTGTTTCAAACTCTGATTGGGTTAGTAAGGTTCCAAGAAATTCTATAGTAGGGTGGAGAATAGATGACAGGGAGGCCCATTCTTCATCTGATTATGAGATTTTTCTACCATTCTTTTCTCCTCACTTATGCATGCCAGTAAAGCCGGGAGAACAAGTCTGGGTTACCTATGAAAACGTTGGGGTTGGAGGAACAGGCTACTGGATATCTAGAAAGTGTGCAACAGAAGATGTAGATGATTTAAATTACACGCACGGAGACAGGCAGACAGTCCATTTGCAGACCTATTCATCAGAAAATTCGTGCATGGTTGCCATAGAAGGTTCTGACGATTCAGCTCCAAAGCCCCTCGCATTTTCCCAGGGAGGCTTTCGGTCTAAGGCAAATAATACTATGCCAGATATTGAAGGGCAAAGTGCCTATGAATACATTGTTGAATCTGCTGTATCTTGTGAAGGCTTCACACCAGAGGCAGTTCCAAGATTTAGTAAGAGATGTGCAGATCTAAGCTTTCAAGGATCAAATAATACTCTCATAGCACTGGGAGAGGATAGAGGTAGAAATACAGAGACCGCAGCAGATGAGAATACCATTCCATCAGATAACACTATTCCGGGAAAAGGAACTATAGATATTGTTGCCGGAAGAAGCGTAATCTTGAGTGATGGATCGTTTATCTATACACCTATTGCAGATCTTGAAGAGCAGACGGCAGCGGCTCTTGATACAGCAGAAAATCCAACTGTACCAGCTGCAATTGCAAAAAATTCAAGAGAGCATGGTGAGATTGATAAAACACCAGTTGTCACTAAGTCAGATACAGCTGGATCAAATATAAATGAAGGAGATCCAGACTTTATCAATGACCTATCCAGGGTATATGTTTCAATGAGAACTAGTGGAGATTCAAATCTAGGATTAACATTTCCCAACTTAAATGATGGAGCTACAGTCGATGCAATTGATGATGCCCCCTACGTAATTCTAAAGTCTAATGAGGTTAGACTCGTTGCAAAGTATAGCAAAGATCAGGCAGTCAATGGAAGCATAAGGATAATCAAAGAGGGAAATGAGGATGAAGAAAACGACTCTGATGACAAGGCAGGAAGAGCTGTTATAATAATGCAGCCTGATGGAACTATAATGATTGACGGACCCAAAATTATAATAGGCTCTGGAATTGAGAAGGATAATGGTGCTGGTCAACAAGTATATTTGGGACGAGATGCAGAGGAGCCCATAGTTCTAGGAACCCAACTAATAAAAGTACTAACAGCAATAATCGATGTGCTAGATACTCATATTCACCCGTCAGCCGCGGGCCCGACTTCAACGAGATCTGGAGGATCGTCAATACTTCCGGAGACGGGATTTTCAAATACTTCCTCCTCAGAGACAGATCTTAATAAGATTCTAAGCCTAATAGGCATGACAAAATAATGGGAATTAAGACAAATCTTCAGACCTTTATGGATCCTGACTATTCTGGATTTGATCAAGAGCTTGCAGATAATGTTGGAAGTGATAAATCGCTTGCAGCTGTTGCATGGATGGATGCGATAGGTCCAGAGCTTACTCTTCTTTTAGCGCCAATGTTGCCTGCATTTTTAGTAAGCTCTGCAATGACGGCAGCATTTATTTTAACGTCTGCAGACTTTAATGAAGATACACTTCCGGGAGCAATAGATGATGCTATTGCAAATGCTGCTGACACTGTTTCCGACGCTGCAGGAGCACAACAATCACCGTCTGACTCCCTAGATTCAGAAAATGAGATATTTGATCCAGATCCGCCCAATGGACTTGAGAACCAGTTTACCCCCGAAGAGATATGTGCAAGAGCAGAGAGTAGAATAATAGAGTGGCTTAGCGGCGGCACATTTACAGCATTCTATATCTCAGGAGTATCTCCTGGTATAACAGAAACTGCATGGATTACAGAAAGTGGCGGCCCTCCAGACCCTCCTGACACAGACGGCGATGGGTATTCGGATATGGATGAGGATGATGCCGGAACTAACCCAGAAGACGAAGATGAATATCCAGGATCAGATGATGATTGACAGCTTCATCTAATTGTTTTTAAACGTTTAGAATGCAGAAGTTTACTATCATAATAATTAATGATAGGAGTACATCGCTGTGTTCAAGTATGAAATTAATTTTAAAAGCTCTGGAGTCCAGGTGGGAGATCCCTCTCTCATCAAGGAAGTTGATCCTTTACCATATGGAATAAAAACACCGCTGTCTTTGGGAGACGGAAGATCCGGTATTTTTACGATGAACTTTGATCCCCTGTCGCAAATAGAAGATAATTTAAAAAATCTTATTTTAACAAATCATGGCGAGAGATTGGGAAATTATTCTTATGGCTGCAATCTAAGAGCACTAACTACAGAGTTAACATCTCGTGATGATTATGATCAGATGGCTATGGAGAGAATAAGTTCTGCAATTAGAAAGTTTATGCCCTTTGTAGAATTAAGTACATTTACATCTGACTTTGCCGGCGCAGATTCAGCTACAGCCGGACCAAGCCAGGGAGTGCCGCAATCCATGGCGAGAATAGATATGAGAATAAAATATTCAGTCCCGAGACTTAAGGTAGGGGAAAGATCATTAGAAGTTTCACTCTACTGCATAGGTTAATAAATTATGTCAAATAAAAAAAATCAGTTAAAAAGTATTAGAAAGAATCAAAGATCATATCTGAACAAGGATTTTGATGCATTCAGATCAGAATTAGTCCTATATGGGAAGACATATTTCTCAGATAAGATTAGTGACTTTTCTGAAAATGGTCTTGCAGGATTACTTGTCGAGATGGCAGCATATGTTGGAGACGTGATGTCATTTTATCTAGATCATCAATTTAATGAGCTAGATATCATAACTGCAGTTGAAAGTCAAAATATTGAGAGACTTGTAAGATCTGCTGGAGTCAAAATTCAGGGAGCAGCACCAGCAACTGTTAGCGTAAGCTTTTATCTAGAGGCGCCTTCAGAACTAGTAAGTGATGATTATATTCCGAAAATATCAAAGCTGCCAACAATTAGAGCAGGATCGATGGTATCATCTAACTCAGGAGTTAAATTTGAGCTAATTGAAGATCTAGTCTTTGGAAAGAAAGACTCTGAGGGTAAGCTAATCGCTTCCTATGAGACCATGAAATCAGATGATTCTGGAAATCCCACGTCTTTTGCGTTAAAGTTGACAGGCTTATGTTCATCAGGGATAACACTAAAGGAAAGTTTCACCATATCAGATTCACATAAGCCGTTTAGAACAATTACACTTGCTGGATCAAATATCTCTGAAGTAATATCAATAATTGACTCTAGCGGTAATGAATATTATGAAGTCGAAGCACTCACACAGGACATGGTTTATAAGAGAGTTATAAATGAAGCATATGACTCTGACAGGGTTAATGAAAACATAGAGATGATTCCCGCTCCCTATAGATTTATAAAAACAACGAGCAGAAAAACTGGATCTACAACTATTAGATTCGGTGGCGGTAATGCACAGTCGACAGATGACGATATCATGCCAGATCC